AAGGTGCAATGACTGCACTAGGCTTGTATGCAAAACTATATGAGCATGCAGATGCCAATCATGTGTTGGTATTTGACGATTGTGATAGTGTGCTAATGGACGAACTAAGTCTTAACATATTAAAAGCCGCACTTGATTCAGGTAAGAAACGTGTGCTACATTGGAATGCAGATTCAAATAAACTTAGATCAGAAGGTATTCCTGCTAAGTTTGAGTTCAAAGGTGGTGTTATCTTTATTACCAATGTGAAGTTTGAAAACGTTAGAAGTAAAAAGTTACAGGATCACTTAGAAGCATTGCAATCAAGATGTCACTATTTAGATCTTACACTTGATACAATGAGAGATAAGTTCTTACGTATTAAACAGATAGTTGCAACAGGCGAACTGTTTCAAGATTACGATCTAAGCAAAGAAATGCAAGGCGAAGTAATTGCTTTTATGGATACAGTAAAAGATAAACTACGTGAAGTAAGTTTAAGAATGGCGTTGAAGATTGCAGATCTCACAAAGGTAAGTCCAAACTGGAAACAGTTGGCTGAGAACACTGTAATGCGACGCAGGTAATTGGGTTGTCATATCAGATCTAGCTCCTGGACAACCTAAACAACAAGTGGGCAATGTTGTAATGATATTGCCCACTTTCTTTATGGTAATTAGAGTATGATACATGTAACTTGGCCACCAGGTTGTTACGGGACCTATGTTATGCAATCAATTTATGCATATAGTAATCTTGGCAATGGTGCAGAAATAAAGATAGAATCTACTGGAAGTAGTCATGGATTCAATGCAAAGACTTATTTTCGTTTTGATCATCTTTGCGAAAGCACTGCTGATGTAATTGTTGCACCAAGTGCAGAACATCAATTAGACTATATGAATAATCAACTGGTAAAAATGGAAAATAATAATATCTTCCAAAGTGTGCAAAAAAGTTTTCCAAATTGGAATGATCTACTAGCAGATAAATGGTCAAATCCAGATAGTACTTGGGTATTAAGAGAATGGATAAGTTTCTGGTTAGTTGATAATATGAAGCAAGCATATCCAACTATTAAAGGACATATAACAACACTGGATCTGTTTAATAAAAACGTGTTTCCAGATTTAATTAACCGTTTAGGCTTGACTTTGGTAGCAGACACTGCTACAATGAAGAACAATCAGAGCAAGTGGATAGTACAACAACGTTACCATAACTCGCAATACCGATGTGATAAATGGATAAAAGATGTTATTGCAAATAATGAAACAGATTCACCTTGTCAAACTATACTAGATGAAGCATATGTACAACATTGTTTAAGAAAACAAGGATATGAAATACGTTGCGATGGACTTGATAATTTTCCAAAGTCCAGTAGCAAATTGAAAGAACTAATTTATGAGAACGGCAACACTAATAATTAACGATGAAGTAAATCTTAAGATATCAGGACTAGAGCTTGATGTCCGCAAGAAACTTGTTAATACATTCAAGTATGATGTGCCACATGCAAGATACTTGCCAGCAGTTCGATTAGGACGTTGGGATGGTAAAGTTGCATACTTTCAAATGGGCGGTAGCACATACTTAAACCTGTTACCAGAAATACTTCCAATCTTAGAAAACTTCAACTATGATATTGACATACAGGACAATAGAGATTATCAAACTGTATTTAAGTTTGAACCTGTTGACGAAGATGCTTATGCAGATATTATGTGGCCTAAAACACATCCAGCAGTTGGAACACCAATTAAGTTGCGTGACTACCAAGTTGAGATCATCAACAGTTTCTTAGAAAACCCGCAGTGCATACAAGAAATAGCAACTGGTGCAGGTAAAACTATTATGACTGCAAGTTTAAGTGAACGTGTAGAAAATTACGGACGTTCAATTGTTATTGTACCAAACAAAAGTCTAGTAACACAAACTGAAGCAGACTATGCAAATATGCAACTTGATGTTGGCGTGTTCTATGGTGATAGGAAAGAGTTTGGACACAAGCATACCATATGCACATGGCAGAGTCTAAACGTATTGCTAAAGAATACAAAGAATCAAACTGTTGATATCACCATACATGAGTTCTTAGAAGACGTTGTGGCAGTTATTGTTGATGAAGTACACATGGCTAAAGCAGACGCACTTAAAACATTGCTTACTGGTGTAATGAGTCAGATACCATTGCGTTGGGGACTAACCGGAACAATACCCAAAGAGCCTTTTGAGTTTCAAGCATTACATTGTAGTTTAGGACCAGTTATCAATCAACTGAGTGCCAGTAGTTTACAAGAAAAAGGCGTACTAGCGAACTGTCATGTGAACGTAGTACAACTGATTGACCATGCAGAGTTCTCTAACTATCAAAGTGAACTAAAATACTTGTTTGAAGAAAAAGGTAGATTAGATGCAATTGCAGGCTTAGTTGCCGAAGTAAATAAGACTGGTAATACACTTGTATTGGTAGATAGAATATCAGCAGGTACAGAACTGTTAAACAGACTAGGCAAAGATGCAGTTTTTGTTAGTGGTGCAACCAAAGCAAAGGACAGACAAGATGAGTATGATGAAGTGGCTACTTCAACTGGTAAGATTATCGTTGCAACGTATGGTGTGGCGGCCGTTGGTATTAATTTACCACGTATTTTTAATCTTGTACTGTTGGAGCCAGGTAAGAGTTTTGTCAGGGTTATACAAAGCATTGGTCGTGGTATTCGTAAAGCGGAAGACAAAGACCACGTACAAATCTGGGACATAACATCAACTTGCAGATTTGCAAAAAGACACTTAACCAAACGTAAAGCATTTTACAAAGATGCAAATTATCCTTTTAGTGTAGAGAAACTAGACTGGAATGCCTAACACAACGGAGAAATTATGAGAATTTTAACATTAGAAAATACTGTATTTGATTTAGATACATTGCCAGAAGAGATTGACGATTTACGTTTTTCTATATTTGACAACAGTGATCCACAAAATCCTGATCATCTATATATTCCGTTGATATTTCTAGAAACGTTTAATAGTCCAGCATTGGTATTGCGTATTGGTGATATTACAATGAAGATGCCAATTGACTGGCAAGTGTTGATTGGTGAACCAGAAGTAGGTGACTTGGAAATGCTACCGTTAACCAGCATCAACGACAGAGGCTTTAAAGTTTTTCAGTTCAATCCACTAACAAGTTTTAGACCGTCATATATGGACATTGAAATTGTTGATGTGTATCAAGATGTAACATGGTATGTGCCTAAACTTAAAAACGGACAGATGTTGGCAGTACCTGTAGACGACACAGACAACCCAAGATGTGCATTCTTTGTTAAGGATATCAGTCGTAACTGTGAAGTAGTGGATTATAACAAGGCATGGTAATGAAATACAGAAAAGAAATATTTGATAGGTTGAAAAAGATCATTGGTGATAGTAGTCTAACATTAGCAGTGATATATACAATTGGTCACATTATTATTGCAATAATATGTGTAAGAGTTATAACTGGTGCTAGTTTAGAATTAGCAGCCGTGGATGCATTTGTAGAACCAATCATCAATGGCTTTTGGTTTTATTTCTTACACAAACTTTGGAGAACAAGCAATGAGCGATAAGCTCAACATTGCAAACGAAATGCGTTGTCTGGATAGCAAGGATAGAAACTTCTATGACAGTCTAACAGATGAAGAACGTAAAAAGTATTCAAACTTTCTTATGATACGTTGGAGTTCAAGTATACAAGGTTCGAGTGAACTACAAGAATATTACTTGATTGCCTGTAATGAACGTTTGAATAAACATTTCTTTGACATCAACAAGCATCCTAAACTACAATGGTTGTGTGCCACTAGTATTTCTCCGGGTATGGGAAATCACAGACACCAATGGATTGCACCTAAGAAGAAAGAAAAAGGCAACAACGAAGGCAAGAAGATTCTTATGGAACTGTTTCCTGCAATGAAAGCAGATGAGATCAATTTACTAAGTAAACTTATGACAAACAAAGAACTAAAGGAACACATGCGTGACAGTGGAGTCGCTGACAAAAAGTGAAACACATGTTTGCAAGTATTGTCAACGTGAGTTTAGAAAAGAAAGCACATTAGCAGTGCATCTGTGCGAGCAGAAGAAACGTTCACAAGAAGAAAAAGAAGTAGGTGTACAAATTGGTTTGCAAAGTTATTTGACATTTTACACAATGACTCAAGGCAGTGCTAAACTAAAAACATTTGCAGAGTTTTCAACATCTCCGTACTATAAAGCATTTGTAAAGTTTGGAAGACATTGCGTAGCAATCAATGCTATCAACGTACCAAAGTTTGTTGAGTATGTTGTAAAACAAAATAAGAAATTAGATCATTGGTGCAAAGAAAGTGTATATGATGAGTATTTGCAACACTACATAAGAAGAGAAGCACTAACTGATGCACTACAACGTGGCATTGAGTATGGTATAAAGTGGAGTGAGAAAACTGGTAATCCAGCACAGGACTTTTTACGTTATGGCAATGACAATGCAGTAGCATT